CTGAGGAGCCAAAGCGGACTCGCCTGACGTAGAAAGGAGCAAATGCAGGGTGGATTCCAGGAGTCACGCCAGGAAGGAGTGAAAGCGTTCCAGAAGGCTGAACCGTGGTTAGACGAACGGACTCAGGCCATCCACGCTCAGCGGAGTACTGCTTATCGAATTCCTGCAAGTATTCGTATGCTGGTGAAAGCCATGAGACTTGCTCATCGGAGCACTGGAGCACTCCGGTAACGGATTGACCAAGCCGAGCGTTCTTGCTGACGATATTCGTCGTCTTCTCGTAGGGGTAAGCCATTCTTGTGATTTGCTTTTGAGTTTTATATAGCAAGCGTGAGATTTCATTAAATTGTTCCAATGACTCAACGTTCGGCAAGAAAATCGTAGCCAAGTTGCATGACTCTCCATCGCCAAGCCCAATTTCAGCGCATGGATTGAATCCTTCAATTGAATTGTCGGCCTTGACTTCACCGAGTCTCCCGAACTTGCGAGCAAGACGACGGTTCAGTAAGCCATAAGGCTCGCCGGTTCCGTCATAACCCTTCCAAAGTTCGGTCATGATTTCTTCGTAGTAGTCGGCGTAAATGGAGTTATTTGAGTTTGCTCTCCATGCGGGGATGCTTCCTGATGCCCAGTTCTTGGCACGAATGAAAAGAACATCGTCTGGGTCACCCATGGCAATCTGTGCGGAACGACGAGACGAACCAGAAACAACGATGCGACCAATGATATTACAGATGTCAAGAACGTCAATTGAACGGAGCTTCTTGCCTTCACGATTTTGCATCACCTTGCAAATGTCTGCAATTCCATCGATGAGTGCTCCAGGACCAGATGCGGTACCACCGAACGTTTTTAACGGTGCACCATATTCGCGAATAAGAATCGTTGAGTAAGAGAAAGACTTGCCTGTGTCGAAATATGACTTCAACACCGAATGAAGAAGTCGCTTCCATCCTTGACGTGAGTCAGGGACAATGATGTCTGCGTCATTACTGCGTTCGTGCGTAATCGTTACACCTGGTTTGACCTTTGGAAGGTCGTGAATCTTGGAACGCTCCACAGAGAAACCAACGCCTCCACCGAGCATTAAGTATTCAAACAACAATTCGAAGTCTTCAATCTTTTCGATGTTAGTGAAGTAGCAGTTATTTAACGATGCTGCATTTAGTTTTTGGACCAGCGGGGTACCAAGCTGCCAAAGCGAACGGCCGGAGAAAGAACAGCGGAGGTTAAAGCAATGGTCGAATAATGCCTCTGCTTCTTCCTTGGTGTATTCAACCCCAATCTCCATTGCGCCATTAACAACACGTTGAAGGGTTTCTGACCAAGTTTCATTATTCCCATCGTTTTTCTTGCGGCTATAGGTGCGAAGAAAAACTATCTCTCCCATACCATTGAATCCCCACGGAGCCTGTTTTTGGGAGTATGAGTCAACGAATGATTGGTCAAGAGAAGTCATGATTTTTCCTATTGTGTTAGTGATTTGAGTAGGTGTCGAGTTTAGCCCAATAGAGAATACTGAAAGGGTCTAAAATCGTTGTGATTTATTTTATTAAGTTTCTTTTCTCTGCTTCTAGGTACGGTATCTGTTTTCCTTTTTTGTAAACCAGAACTTTACCCTTTAGGAAACTATTTATCTGCGTTTCGTCATAAATATCTTCTTCAACTGTAAACATTAATTTTTCTTTTAGGGATTCGTTGTCTCCGTACCCTGTTATCCGTCCGGGAGATGTTGCTTCCCCAACGCAATCACCAGTTGGGTGGCCACAGACAGGGCAGGGCATCCTGTTCGCTCCAGTAGTAGTTACATTATCAAACAATCTTCCGCCACCACCAACAGAGAAAGATTCACTTTCATAGAATGGGCGGCTCATTTACTAATTATATCTGATTAAAATTCTTGAAGATGAAATCCGTTTGACTTAATCAAAATTCTTAATTCGTCGTATGATTCTGGCGGTAGGTCGTCTACCATTTTTTCCGAAAGTGCCCTTTTAAGCATTGTTGGAAATTTTGGATTTCTCAAATGCTCATCTGGACCCTGTGGATAAACAATCATTTCGCCCCACTCGACGCCTCTTCCAAGTGTGTATTTATAGGGGACTGCCACCATTGTTAAATCGATTTTTCCTCCAGATTTTGCAGGCTCTTCGTTGGATACGTGGGTTACGGTTACGCACTCACCGACAACTCCATTTGGGTCCAAAAATACTGTGGATAACTCCTTATTTTTGGTTTTTTTCTGATTTGACGAGTAATAGCCCTCGGCAACCATGGATATCGAGGTAGTCCACCAATACCTCCTTAAAACCGAGCATAATTGAGCGCATTTCTCTAATCTGGCCTCTATTGGCCATTTCATCAGTTCGCTTCGCATTTGGCATACTATGGCCAGTTCTCCGCCTACCCACCCAAAGAAGTTCATGGTGAGGTCTTCACCAATACCCTCATCCTTGACCGCTGTTGACTTTGCTAGTTGGGCAGCCGTCACGCAGAGGGCTATTTTACTGAATTCGTCGTCGTAGTTTCCATCCACTGGGTCAGATTAGTACGAATTTACCGAAATAAAGGTAGGTTCCCCTACGAGGCAATTCGGGGTACTAGAGTTGTTGGCATGACAGCAAAAAAGACACCAGCAAAGAAGACACCAGCGAAGAAGAAGACGGCAAAAAAGGCAGCCCCAAAGAAGGCTGCTCCAAAGCCTAAGACATTTGTCGATTCGCAGAAATTCGTGACAGACGTACTTGCCGAAAATTCGGAAAAAGTTATCGCACAGATTCCGGACACAATCGACGTTCGTGCTGGAAAAAATTGGCTGAAGAAGTTCTTTAGTAAACTCCAGAAGTAGTTTCCCGCTACACAGCGGAGTAACTGGTGACAACCGAACGACGGCGTGCGCCTAGACGACAAGTAGTCGAAATAAGCCGAGAAGGCGCCTGGGGTAAAGTTAAATACAAACACGTCCTTGAGTGTGGACACACCGAGATACGTGCACGCGCCGCGTCAACAAGCCACCTTGCATGTGCGTGGTGCTCGCGAGCAGAAGAAAAAAACAAAGAAATCAAAGCCCTCTCAGCTGGAGCAGCAATAAAGTATCGCGATTCCGATGAGAGATATATCTCCAATGAAATATCCATTAGTAAAACACGGGCATCGTTGTCGGCAAAGTTTGGCGTCCCTCTTGAGTCTATAGACGTAGCCGTAAATGATGTTAACGGAATTTTTCAGATTCAATACGCTCTGGTATTCCTTTCTTCCTCCGATGTGGATAGGATTTGCGAAACTTAACAACTCATATCTGGGGGGGTAATGGTAACGCTAGCACCATCGGGAGGAAATTGTGCTGGGGAAGACACAACCATGTGGTTCCCAGTTATTGAATTCGGATTGAATCGCGAAGGGAAAAAAAATCTTCGTCAATCGATAGACAAAGCAATCGCTATTTGCAAAGATTGCTCAGTTAAGCGTGAATGCCTTGACTACTCATTAGAGAATGAACCATGGGGGATATGGGGTGGGTTGAACGAACTACAGCGAGCCGAATTGAGAAAAAAACGTGGAGTGACTCTTGTGCGTGAGGGCAAAATATACATACCTGGAGTGGGCTCACGCTCGGCAGACGGACGCTCATTACCTAAGGTGTCCATGTTGCCAGGGGAGTTCATGTCGGAATGAGTAATCCAGGACAAGTGGCAATCACATTTCTTAGTCGCCTAACTGGCGTTAAGCAAACTGGTTCTGGGTGGATGGCTAGATGTCCGTGCAGAAGTGACGATATGAATCCCTCCCTTTCTGTAGCCGAAGGTGATGATGGGAGGGTGCTGGTTAACTGCCATAGAGGCAACGGGTGTGATGTAAATAAAATTTGCGCATCTGTTGGCATGACCGTTGCAGAACTAATGCCACCGAGAGAAGAGTCATACAAGAAAAAAGACGTATTGACAAAAGTGGCGGTTTATGACTTCACCGATGAACACGGCCACCTTTTATTTCAAAAAGTTCGTTACGTAAATCAAGATGGAATTAAAACTTTTCGTCAGAGAAAACCAGATGGCAATAATGGATGGACTTACTCCCTTGGAGATACACCTAAAGTCCTCTACAATCTTCCGGCCGTACTGCGAGCAAAGCAAGAAGGTGAACCGATTTGGGTGGTCGAGGGTGAGAAAGACGCCGACACACTAATTGATTTAGGCATATGCGCCACAACGATGCCCGGTGGAGCGGGAAAATGGCTGGATATACATACAGCCGCACTCGCTGGTGCTGTTGTTGAAATTGTCGCTGACAACGATGGCCCTGGAAAAAATCACGCCTTAAAGGTTTTGAATGAATTAACCAATGCGTCCTGTTCTGTGCAGGCTTGGATTTGTCCAGAGAAAAAAGACATCACGGACCATTTGTCTTCTGGTGGAAAAATCGAACAGCTTTTACCGTTCGAGGACGTTGGCGAAAGCGAACAGGTCGAAGATAGGGAAGCACCAAATGAACAGGTGTCTGAACATGAACCAGAGGTTGGATTAAAAGAGCTGGCAATCGCTAGGGCTTCAGAGATAATCACCAGAGATGACCTGAGTGCTCAGCAGAAGTTGTCGAAACTGTCCCTGGTTTTATCTGCTGCCATAGTTGCAAATCCAGTAGACCCAGGAAGACTTATACAGTGGAATGATTTTATAGCGGAATCAAGCAACGATAATTATGATTGGGTCATACCTGGTTTACTAGAAAAGGGAGAGCGTGTAATAGTTGTGGCAGCCGAAGGCGTGGGAAAGACAATGCTTGCACGTCAAATTGCGCTTTGTTCCGCAGCTGGGTTACACCCATTCACCTTTCAACCAATAAGGCCAGTCGTAACCCTGACGGTGGACCTTGAAAACCCTGAGAGAATTATTAGAAGAATGTCCACATCTATAGTGAATAACGCAATGGCTAAATCCGGAGTGAAGTCAATTCAGGGGCACATCCTGACCAAGCCAGCAGGCATGGATTTATTAAAAGCACAGGACCGACTGGTATTGGAGGAGGCAATCGAAAAGATAAAGCCGGACATATTGGTTCTCGGACCTCTATATAAGTCTTTTGTGGACCCTGGTGGACGAACATCCGAAGCAATAGCAGTCGAGATAGCAAAGTACCTAGATACCCTCAGGGTCGTTTATGGGTGCGCCTTATGGCTCGAGCATCACGCACCACTCGGTACGACAATGTCAACCCGCGATTTGCGACCATTTGGTTCCGCAGTTTGGTCAAGATGGCCGGAGTTTGGAATATCATTACAACCAGACCCAACAGCGGTTACGCCATTTGTCTATGATGTGAGACATTTTAGAGGGGCCCGAGACGAACGACCATGGCCCCTGAAGATAACAAGAGGAAAACGCTTCCCCTTCGAGGTGCTGGAATACAATAAGATTAGTACATGAGCGAAGAAAAGAGTAAAAGCGTTTCTACGCGTGAGTTCTTAAGCGAGAGAGACTTGCGCATATTCAAGCTTCGACAGGCGGGCACGTCAACCGCGGAAATCGCAAGAAGATTTGGCATAACCACGAACGTTGTATCCAAGGCGATTCAAAGACAACTTCAAAAAATGAATAGCGAAACCCTGCTTGCATATCCAGAGGTTCTTCGCATGGAGCTCGAAAGGCTCGACAATCTCCAGCAGGCAATCTGGCCCATGACCCAACATAGACGACAGGTTATGGATGACGGAACGGAAATGCAAATAGAACCCGACCTAAAAGCAATCCAGCAGGTACTCGGGATAATGGATAGACGAACCAAACTGCTAGGAATGGACCAAGCAAACATAAATGTACAAATGGACGTACGTGGAGCAGCAACCGAGACTTTGAAAGCAACCCTTTCTGGTGGGAAATTAGCAGAACTATCTGCGGACAGATTTGACCCAGAGGGCGAGGCTAGGCAACTTTTGCAATTAATGGGAATGTCTGGCGTGTTGCCGGCGGACATGGTTGCACAAATGCTGGGAGACAAAGACCACGACATAGTTGACGCTGAATTAATAGCCCCCGAAGGAGAAGACGATGGATTCAACAATGACTAGTAGAAAAAAGAAAGTGGGGCAAGTTATTTCTAACGTACAACCTCCGGAACCCGAAACCTTAATCGACAATTCGAATATTGCTGCCGCAGTAGAGAGGGTTGCGAGTAACATGACAAACATGTCGGTTAAGCCAATTGCTGACAAGAACGACGACGGACCTTCTGACTGCCAGGTCCTCATTAGAACAATGAGCGGGTCGAGAGATAGATGGAAATTGGCAGCCGAAAAATCAGGGCAAACACTTTCTTCCTGGATTAGGGAAACCCTTAACAGAGCATCCGACGAATCTCTTGACTGTCAACATCCGATAGCGGAACAGAGATTTTACCCATGGGCTCATGTGTGCACCAAATGCGGGTACAGATTTAAAAAGGTGTAACTTTCTAGGCGCCGATAGGCATCTACAATGGTTTAATGCCACAGCCCGAGGAAATACCATTCAGCGAGTCTGCGCGCAATAAGAGGCGACAATTTCAAACCAAGGGCCTTGGTTCCCGTCTTGGCAGGGCGCTATCAAGCCGAGCGATAGATAGACCCCGTATTGGAAAGCGGAAACGCAGTATAAGGGGTACTGATATTGACCTGCCTACAGGTGGCATTCGTGGAAGCAAGAAACCAACCGGCACCAACATCGATGTTGACAGAGATGGATGGGTCGATGAAGGGACGAGACGCCCAAGATGGGTGGGTTTATCTTCCGGAAAACCAGAAGAAGTGGTCCGTACACGCATAGACAAATCAAGACCAATAATAAAAATCAATAAACCCGAAGAAAAAATAGATAAATCACGTGCTCATAAATTAAAAAACTATAAGTACGGCGATGAGAGCGTTCTCGGGGGAAAAATATCAATTAGACAAGGACCAGATTGGCTAAAAGGTCTCACAAACGAACAAATATCAAGCCTTCTTGTCCCAGACTCAATTGAAACACAATACAAGATGTGGCTCGACAACTACGGTGCAGGCTCGTTGATAAAAGGCTCTGAAGAAGAAGTTAAATTTAGAAAATGGTTCGATAATGCAATCGAAGCAAATGAATATAACAAATTTGACTACTCCCCAGAGTCCAGAGCGGCAACACGTAAAGCAGTAGAGGCAGCACTAGAAGATTCACCGTTGTTTTCTTGGGCGGTTAGGAATTATGGGTCTCCAGTATTCGGTGTTGTCACCCCAAAGGGTCGTGACGAATACGTGGCTCGCCCGCAATACAAAGCTCTGATTGCAAAATTCGCAAATTCTTCTGTTGATAAAGACAAGCAAATATTTCCAAAAGCAATGGCATCGCTAGACCTAAATATGGTTTCATTTTTCCCGAATTACGTTGTTGACCGCAAAACACACGACATAGATGGTCCTGTTCCAATGAACATGAATCCATTGCACGTTCCATCTCGCGATGATGCAGTAATGAACAGGTCACTAGCTGGGACGGTTGTCCATGAGTGGGCGCACTGGCTGCATCAGATGGCGCTAAGGGACTCCGAAAGAATGGGCGTAAAAAGCGAACGTAAATACTTCGGGAACAACACTAACGAAAGATATGTTGCCGCTCTAAAGGTAGCGGCTGAATACTCCGACACATCAAAAGACTTTCTCAAACTACACGAAGACAGAGTCTCGTTTGATGACTCACCAAATGTCCCAAGAACCGTAACCTCGTACGGACACGCCAATATGAGGGAGGCGATGGCCGAGGGGATGGTTGCTTATATGCATCCAAATCAAGATTTGAAAAATTTCGCCATTAATAATAAATTAAGAAAAGATGTAGAGACTCTTCTCGGAGGCAAGGATGGAACTGGACCTTGGTCCAAGGAGATAGACAAGCAGACTTCACTCGGAAGTGGAAGACGAGAAAGAAGAAGTAACCCAAAGGGAATTCGCCTTGAAAAAACTATTCCTGGAGAAAACCGCAGAAACTCCCTCTCCTCTGGAGCTGAGGAAAAAATAGAATTTGAGAGTGTCCAAAAGTCGGTGGAAGATTTACTTGATTTAACGGCAACATATTTTGATATTCCCGATGATACGGAAGGACCTCTTGATGTTCGCGCCAGAGAGCGGGCGAACACACGGGTGTTTAGGCAAACGAAAGATTCCGGTGTTCCGGATGAGCCGATAACACCTGATGAATGGTTCAGCATGGACGTAATGGAAGTCCGCCGAGTATCCATGGATGCCCTTGACTTAAACGGTCAACCGACGGGTGAGAAAATTAACGTAATAATGCATTCCCCGAGAATGCACGAAATAGAGGAGAGAGCAAGAGAGATAGGCGAATCAGTCCACCAGGAAGTATTGGCGAGACTTGAAAAAATTCTTCCGGAGGGAATCGTAAGGCCAAGTGACGTGGATGCAGCCAGGGCAAAATTAAAGGAAGAATTAGATGCTCTGGAATTGGTCGACGAAATCGAAACAAAACTTAGACAAACAGCAGACCAGTTAGTGGAAGAAGCCCTAAATATAATAACGAAATCCGACGGTAGGGACCAGACTCTAGTAGGTAGCAGATACTGGAATTTCCTAAATGTAGACACAGCGAATCTTGCCGGCTCTGGGCAAGCAAGAATGATGACACCAGAAGTCGTTGAGGAAATTACCTTGATGAAAAATGCGCACATTCAAAGAGAAGAAATAGTAAACAAAACTTTAAGAAATATTGATGAATTAATTAAGCTTGGATTCTTGGTGGAGGCTACTGACGACGGCGATAGACAAAACGGACGTAGGGTTTTTGTTCCAAAATCCACAATGAATGGTGAGTTATTGATGGGTGAGGCGGCAGCAATTGTCATTCACGACGTTATCCCGACAAACCAACCCAAAAATGCAGGGATGATGTACATAATTAATAAACCAAAGAGCGACCCCTCATCCAGGCGGTCAACCCCATGGAGAGACATACCCGAAGACTCGGGAGACTCAATCCATATATCGGAAATAATTAACCAAATAACTTCGGTAGCGGTTTCTCCTCAAGAGAGAGAAATGCTCATGGGCAAATTCGATGGACGACGTTTGGGCGGCCTAGCCGTACCTTCGGCGATACCGGACGAGTTGAATCAAAAAATGTATGCAGCAGAATATGGCAGAAGAAGAGCCAAATTATTAAGTCTCATGACGCGTGCCGCTGGGGCGCCAGAGATGCGGACCGCAGAAGAGGTGGTGGCGCGTGTTTATGAAAAGTCGGATTTGCGGGAGAAACGTCGAAAGGTACTTGTTCCCTACAGAATGGCGTACAGGGATGTGCTTCTGGATGTCATTAATGAATTACTGGAAGATGATGATTCTAAAAAACCAGACCTAATGACCGCAACCGGCGGAATGGGGGCGGAAAAACTCAACGAAATAGCAAAAAGATTTTTGCCGTCCGAGATTATTAGACAAATAAATTTAAAATTTGGAGAAGGGGATTATCCATACAAGAAAAATACTGGTGGACGATACAAAACAAAAAAGAAGGGCATCTACGCAATCAAGAAAGCCTCAGGTGGGGGTGAGGCTCATTTCGCCGAGAACAACGAATTACTTGGGTACCTACAGCCAGATGGTCAGTTAATTGCCGCTGGGTATTCGTCTATCACCATTCCCGATGGGTCACTGATTGTTCGCGGAAATGATTCGGTCAAAGTGAATGTGGATGACAGTGCCGGAAGCAATCTCCACGAATTAACCCATGTGGTAACTTTCGCAAACCCATTAGCCAGTTTGCTGGAAAATCTATTCTTCCAAAGAAGAATGGCCGGCGGCAGGAAGGGGAAAAGAGAGGAAAGCTTAAGCAAAAGAATAAACAGGGGCGCAACCAGACCAACCCTCAACAAATTAACCGACACAAACTGGGAAGGCGATTATGGAAACCCGGTTGGCACAGGAAGGACTCCGAGGAAAAAGCGCTCCTTGCCAGATATGCAAGTTTTTGATGACCAATTCCTTAGGACTTATCAGGGTCGTGTTTACTCGGAAAAACAGGGCACTCCATCAAAGGAAACATTTACGGTCGGAATGCAGAACCTCTTCGTGCCCGAAGAAGAAATAGTTGCATCTCCAGAAATAGACCATGACTCAAATAATTTTGTTATAGGTTCGCTACTCGTTGTCGCCGCTCAAGCAAAAAGGGAGCGCCTGAACCCAGAAAGACAAATACGGAACAGGACTTCCATTATGGTTACGGAACCACAGCAGGTACCAACGTTTCCGACCTGGAATACGGGTGGTACGAGGCTCCCCACGGATGTTGTCCGTTCTGTTGAGATATCGGAAATAGACCTTCCGGTTCAGGGTCTGTCCAGCGGTAAAAAAATAACCCCAGAACAACGTTCGGCCATACGTGGTGCAGAAAAAACCCTACGGGATATGGGTTTACAAATCACGGAAATTGGTTTTGTAAACAAAAAAACAGGGAAAACAAGACAGAGCCCAATATTCTCGGTATCTGGAAGAGCGGTTGTTCTTGTTGATGTAAATGGGGTAAGGGTCCCATTCTACAGAAGCAGTGGTAGTGGTGGAAAGAAAAATGTCCCCTCCGGAAGATGGTATCCAATCTTTGGTATTGGTAAAGAGCAGGTTATTTATGATGGATACGAAGAAAGACTTCGAGCAAATGGTGGTTGGTTCAATAAGGGTTCAGAAGAAGAAATAGTTGACTACTACGGGGTTCCAGAATTACGCAGGATTGCAGAAAACCTGGATTCCCAATTGGAAGATTTGCCAAATGTGGTATTTAACGACGTGCGTCAAGAATTTAAAAAATCCGATGTTGACAAAGTAGCAATCGACGCCGGTGTCAAAACAAAACCTATGCACAGAAGCATCAACGACTCGCTTTGGGAAATAATACATAGAGACCTTCATCCAGTCAATACGTATCGCGAATCTCCACGAGAAAATATTGACGCAGTTGTTGCGAAGATAAAATCAGGGCGCGTAAAATTGGAGATGGATTCACTTAGTCCGACAGTAAAAAAAGACAGACTGTATGTATCTAAAAAATCAAAATTAATAAGAAAAAGAGAAGTTGAGCTTGAAATAAAAGACAAGAACGGTGAAGTTATCCGTGTCACGGTAGACGCTGAAGAAGATACACGATATGGCCAAGCCATGAAAAGGCATAATGTCACTGTTGTTATGACAAGGAATAACAGGCAGGTTGGCATTCTTCACGCAAGAACCGATGGTGATGGACTTTTGGGAAATCCGGACAAATTGACAATCTCGGAAATACTCGTACCCGAAGACTTCCAACGTCGTGGACATGGAAGGGCAATGCTCGCTTTCGCAAGTACCTACAATATAGGTTCCGAGAAGGTTTACCATTCTTCGAAAAGAAGTGAACTTGGAGAGCTTTTTGCTACTGGAACTGGTCTTTCTAGTGGGAAAAAACCATTACCAAAGATTCCAAAAAAATCAAACATGACACCAGGAGACATGCGGTACGACGATGTGGCTGGCAATGGAGATGGGGATTGCTTTCCAGCCGCTAGCAATCTTCTCTCATCTCTTGTGCTGAAAAACCCCGAACGCGTTAATGATTTCAGGGTTGTTCATGGCATCCCACTAGGTACAGGTGGAGACGCTGAGGGCAAAAGATTTCATCACGCATGGGTTGAGGAAACCGTAAAAAGGACCGATAAAGAAGTAGCAGAAATGCTGGATAGATTCCCTGAGGCAATGCGAGAGGGCGCGAAAAGACAACTCGGCCCGATGCTTTCGGAATACGTCATCGTCCATGACCACTCAAACGGCAGGGAGTTACGTATGCCAAAAGAGGTTTATTATGCTTTTGGGCAGATAGAGGAACCGCTCGTTCAGAAGTATTCTTTCACTGATTTGAGCGACGAGCAGTTGAGAGTTGGACATCACGGACCTTACGGGGTGGACGGTGCAGACATTTCCCAAACCAAGCGTGGAACCAAAAAGAACAGACCATCAAGAAGAGGAAATAGTGTTTATGATGCCGGTGGCTCATCTCTTTCCTCTGGGGCAAAGTATGAAGAGATTGTGAAGAGTCAGCCTCGCCCATCGGATGAACAAATTAATGCATCAAACAACATAAAAGACTTATTGAAACTCAGCGAGTTGCGTGTTGCTGACGAATGGACAGTAACCGGGCAAGATGCATTCGGAGACGATGAAGTCGAGCTTACGGAATCAGCAGACAGAGCAAACCTCAAAGAGGAAATCAAAAAGAATATAGTTACGTTGTTCACAAATGAAATCGAACTGGAAAACGACATAATTGTAGAGTCTCGTTCAGGGGAAAAAATTAATCTCGGCAGAAAGATAAAAATTACACCCGTCGTGAAAGATTTTTCTGTGGACAATCTATCCGAGAATGACATAAAAGAACAAAGAGATGAAATGGGAAAAATAATCCTTGATGGAAGCAAACCTGTAACGTCAGTATCCATAAGGATGTCTATATCGCCAGCTGATGACGAGGCAGTAGCGAGACTGATTCGGTCCGGAATCCCGGAACAGCTCATAGACATCGAATCTCGTGAGAAAGTTGAACTAGGTAATGCATACAGACAAATAACCTCAGATGGAAACACAATATATATTGGGCATGAATCCATATTCATCGGAAATGGGGCAAGAAAATACGGAATTGCCAGTGCTGTAAATGGCAGAAATGAGTCAATGTACTCCGAAATGGGTGCCGACTCAATAATCACCTTGGCGGCGTCTTCTACCTCGGACCAAGATGGGGCAACGCATTGGGCAAGAAACGGTTTTACCTGGATGGGCGAGCCATCTAAGCAAAAATTCATAAAAGTCATAGATGACGCGATAACCAACTATCCCGGATTGTTCTCCGAAGAGGAAAGAAAAAGAATTTCATCTCTATATAAGAACCAAAATGGAGAGTTCAAGTCATCCGCCACACCGGAAGAGCTTATTAACTTCTCGGCCGCTGACCAAATATTCAAGGATGCCAACGACGGTCAAGGCGTCACAATCTATTTCAAACGCGGAGTAGAAAAGCCAAGCCGCATAAATAGCATGAAAAACAGAATGAGAAGGAGAGTTGGACCAGTTTCCAGCAGCTCTTCTTTGTCTTCTGGTAGTGGCGAAAAGCCAGCATTCCCAAGGAAACCAACATACGGTCCGTTTATCGGCAGAGCAAACGAAGTGTTTGGTCGAGCACGCACTTGGCAGGAATTCAAAGAAATATATGAAAATACAGAAATTACATACATCGACTACGAGACAACTGGTTTAGTGTTCGATGAGTTTAATGAGCCAAGTGGGAATGGTTTCCCAACACAGATTGGCGCCGTGAAGATGAAAAACGGTAAAGTCGTTGCGCGATTTGAAACATATGTCAATCCGGGTATCCCGACAGAAAAATGGGAGAAATGGTCGCAAGACACCCTTGTTGATTATGACGGTAAAAAGATTACTAACGATTTCATTGAAAGACAGATGTCAATCGCGGAAGCCCACAAAAAACTTTCTGAGTTCATCGGCCCCAATGCAATTCTTGGTGTCCAAAACGCCGCGTTCGACAAAGACGTTCTAGAAGACAACCTAACCGCTTCAAATATAGATTGGCGTCCAGATGGGTGGATAGACCTAAAGGATGTGGCAGCCCTTTCTCTACCGCGCTGGTCGGAAGAGAGTCCAGACGGGCCGAAACGATTCGACAAGAAGAAAGACAAATTCGTTCCATCCAATTCGCTCAAAGACATAACCGAATATCTTGGGGTTGAGCTTGGCGACAAGCATCACACCGCCGATGCGGATGCGGAGGCTACGGCAAAATCAATGGCCGCCCTAATCAAAAACGCAGTAGACAAAGAATGGTCGACTGAATTGTTCAATGCTGATAATAGGTTGCAAAAAATTCAAAAAGATAACGAAAAATTCAATTCAGAAATAGAAACCTTCCGTTCCAACAAGGATAAATACCTAGGAATTGAAAGAGTTTCGAGCCTCAGTTCTGGGGGGGCAAGCGAATCAGAGAAGGAAGAAGCGCGTCGTTTGCGCCGCGTTGCCAATTATGAGAAAGTAAAAGCAAAAGGTGAAGGAAAAGAATCCATCTTGATGTGGGACGAAAACGGCAACTACAAAGAAAGAGCAACCCCCAACTACGATTTGGACGAAGATTCAGAAGAAGATAACGACGACGATGATGACGACAATACGTCGGATAATGGGTACGAGCTAGTGAGCGCCGCAGAGATGGCTAGAAGAAATCAGCAGTTCAGGGCATCCCAGGAAAGACTAAATTCACCGGAATATATGGAATCATCACGTCTCGCACGTGTAGCGAGAAATAAGGGTAAAGAAACCAATTTGCACAATGCCGACGGAACAATGAAGGTAAGAGGCGGAGAAAAACTTAGCTCCGGAGCATCTGGTAACAAGAAATTTCAAAAACAACTCAAATTGATAGAAGAAGCGGTATCCAGGAGTTCCTCTAGAGGGGTGGAAACATATTCTTACAAACAGGGTGACATAACCCCCGAGTTGGTGGATGAATTAGAAAAAGAAATTACCAATTTTGAAAGAGAAGTTGAATCCATAGGTGAGAAAATTGAGGAAGAAATGGAAAAACTCCTCGATAGCAACAAGTCTCAGAAAATCAAAGACGCCCTGTATGAGCAGCTCGACAAAGAACGAGAATCCATATACAAGCTTGAGGAATCCGCACGGATAGCGTACTTGGCATCGAATAGAATAAAATCATTTTCCGCTAGGGATTCGGAGCAAATGTCGGCTAGTGGATGGACAACAGAAATACACATATCACGAGATTCTGCCGGAAGAATTACTGGGATTGCAGTTACCGGGGTCCAAATGGAGAAACAAGCAAGGGTCCTCGCTAATTACTTTGAAGGCGTAGGAGACGTCGGGGATGGAAAAGCCCTTTATATTGACTATGTGGTGAGTCTTCACAAGGAGAAAGATTCCGGGAGGACGCTGCTTGGCTCCATATTGGAAGATGCCCAGAGAGATGGGGTGTCACTTGTCCAGATTGAACCAACCGACACAAGCACCGGGTACTGGGATATGTTTGGGTTTACTGCGGCAAAACGAAAGAATGAATTTGCTGTAAACGGACCCATCGCAGACTATGTTTTCCTGAAGCTAGACACACCACAGGATGATGAGGAAGATAAATAAATATGGGTAAAATAAACACGTTTGACGAAATGGATGGCGACGAGTTGAGTGTCCTGCTCAAGAAGTATCGCGCTTCGGAGAACGATAATGGTTCGCGCCGAAAAAACAGCGACTCGACAAGAAGGGCAAAACGCCGTTCCAAAAAAGAAACGGGAGAATAGGAATATGTCAGCCAACAACAAAAACATATTTTCCATGCCGGCCGACGGAATTGGTTCCTTTTATTCAAAAGTAAAAGCAGGTGAGCGCAAGGTCCCTAATTCCGTGCGATTCCAGGTTGGCGGAGTACTTGAGTGGAGATATGCAAAAAGTGGAGGCAAAATCTACTCCGCAGTTTGGTCTGACGGATTCTTGGACACCACGGATGAGGAGTTGAAATTCGAATGTCAAAAGATAATCGAAAATAATGAACGCATTCTTTCAAATCTTGGTGTTACCGACAGAATACTTCCAGGTCTCAAGGAAATGGACAGCGCATGGGCAACGATTTACAAGGCGATAGGCGACATTGATGCCATAATTGTGGATATGCCGGAATCACCATCACCACTGATTGACGCCGCCCGATAGGTAATAAATGCCAAGATTTGACGACCAAAACGAAGATTACCTTGAATTAATCAAGGAATACGAGAGATACGTAATAGAGCACCAGGGCATAATTGAAGATTTCGACGAATGGCTTGAACTTGAATACGGTCAATCACGGTCGAAGCTCAGTAAGCAAAAACGTTACACAAAATTCAATAAGAACGGGAACTAGGAACAACCATGACACTTCCGATAGATGGACTAAAACCAGCAATGCAAAAAGAACTCATTCAAATGCAATCAATGGATAGAGCGGCAAGTGAAGAAAGAATCATTGACTTCATCCTCCAGCAGACCTATTCGTCCAAAACCAAAAAGAATAAAGAGACTAACGACTAAGGGACTTTAGCTCCGATGCAAAGATTTTGTTGTACTCATCCGTATAGCGGTGAACGAGAACTATCTTCGCTCTCCTGTGGGCCTCTTGCCTGATAGTGACAAGCTCCTTGCGGGTAGCTCGCTCTTTATCGCTTAGTCGTGGACGCCCTCTTCCGAGGCCTTTGTTTTTTAATTTATTGAATTCTGACATAGTAATCCTCCTTAGAGGCGTGTAGGTTGTATTGAACAATAATGACAAAATCATTAAAAAGCAACCCAGGATAAACAAATTTTAAACCCTTACAAACAAAGGGCTACATAGACAAAGGAGCATTTTTAGTAATGTTTAATAAACTTGATGAATATATTGTTGCGTTATCCAAACCAAATACCGTTTCCCCGGTAATGTCCAATCAGGAGGTAATCGACATGCTCCTGGACGTACGCTCCGACATGGAAATCGGACTGATTATCGATGGCGACGAAATGACTAAATATTTTCGCGGAAAAGCTAAGGCTTTATGAGCTTCGGGGAAGTTGTTATCATCCTTCTGCTGATACCATTCTATTACTTAATGAAAAGAGGGAAAACTGATGGTAGTTAAATATGAAGCCAAATACTACGGTGATGGCAAAGATGACTTCAGCGTTACGCCGTGGGAAATGGAGTTGTGGAAACTCCTTGCTATTCGGTATGCCGAAAAATCAGCCGCAGATGAACACTTTAAGGCACCAGACTGGGTGACGATAGTTGAATGCGAAGAAGAACTTGCCGCATCTGGTTTAAGTAGAACTTACAGATAAAAAAGTAAATAAAAAAACCCCCTCGTTGGGCTCTCCCTGGGGCCAATTAACGAGGGGGTTTTTTATTGCACTTCGACTACTGCTTTAGAAAACTTCTTCTTCCGCACCTACTGGCTCAAGGCGGCGATTCGAAGTTGTTGGAGTTGCCCTACGAGCACCTTGTGATGAAGCTGGGCGTGGCTTATTGTTGCCCTGCTCACCATCTTGCTGCTTCGCACGACGAGTTACTTCTTCGATACTCCGTGTGTCAATGGCAATGGCATCTGCGATTAGCTCTACGGCTGAACGCTTATTGCCTTCTTTGTCCTCGTAGGAACGCTGCTCGAGACGACCGACGACTACAACGCCGATTCCTTTTTCAAGTGTCTTTGCTGCATTTTCTGCCGTGTAGCGCCATGCCACGATGTTAAAAAAGGATACTTTTTCCTGTTTTTCTCCAGCTTGGTCATACCAGACATAGTTTGATGCTACGGAAAAAGACAGGCGTGCCTGTCCATTTGATGTGAATGTGAGTTCTGGGTCGTTTGTGACATTCCCAGTAATCACGGTTGGTGTTGGGTTCATACTTCTCCTTGTTTGATTAGAGCCACCAGGAACTGGTGACTTCCTTCATGGTATCAGTGGCATGCTATGGTTGTCAACATGGCAACAAATAAAGAAGAAATGCAGATGCGCATCGTTGAACATATCGGGACGATTCTCTTCTATTTCTTGGCATCAGATGACTTTTCGGATGACGAAGACATAGAAATGGACGACAACACACTGGATATGGCTGCAATAATTGCCGCAACGATAAATCTTGAGGTTCAGTCCGTTGATGAAAACGATAATGCCGTAGTTTCCATACGCCTAGAAGACCCATTGTTATTTATTAAAAATTTGACCGATAAACAGTAAAACCCTTATAACAAAAGGGTTTTGTTGGTGTTGCGAGTCATGCAAATATTTGGTAATATATATATACCCGTTACTGCAACATAGGCAGGCCCATTACTAAAGCCTGTTGCCCTATCCCCTAAAGTACAGGAGAATCAAATTGAGACAAATCGCCGGATGGTCTATTTCTATAGTTTTTTACGCTTTGGGGGTAGCAATGCCAGGCGCAGAGCTGGCGGCGGAGGTTGACATACCAAGGCCAAAAGTCCAATATGTTTACGAATTGGCAGACAGGGTAGAAACTCAGTCGGCTGTGTCGCCTCAAACAAAAGCCGTCCAAGTACTCACCATGTCCTACTCACTTGGGGAGAATGGGAAAAGGGTCTCCACTCTCCAGAGGGTTATTGGAACCGTCCGCGTGGACGGGGAGTATGGAGAAATAACCAGACGAGAACATGTCGAAGCGTTGGTGGCACTCGGCCTCCCTACGTCAAATGTCCCACCAGTCGCCAATAAGACCACGGACTCTGGGTACAACATCCCTTCTGACCCAGCCAAGCGCTGCCCTCAATGGGAAAGTCATTTCGCTGAAATTGGCTTATTACCAGTTGATGTATTTTCCTATATAGCGTGGAGAGAAAGTGGCTGTAGCCCTAACGCCCAAAATGCAACATGGGACAAGAACGGAAACATGACTTACCACTTGAATAAAGATAAGTCCTATGACACAGGACTTTTGCAAATCAACTCCAGTTGGAGAACGGTAACAAAAAAAGTCTGTGGCAATGATTCGGTCGACAACTACATGCATGGCCTAAAAGACCCTATGTGCAACATGATGGTTGCTAAGTACATCATGGACAACTCCAAAGGCAAGCTAGGAAACTGGCGCGTTTACAAGAACTAATAAATGACTGAAACAATCGTCATACATCGCTCGAAGGGTCTCTCTGGTTCAGGCTTCTATGACAGCGTATGCGGTCTTGTCGATACCGACCACTACACGACATTCGGTGATAATGGAATAACTTGTGTTGAATGCAAAAAGGGTATGTCCATGAATCGCCGTGAAAAACAACGCCAAGAGTCGGTGATAAAACAATTTGAGCAAAATTCTGGAATGTCGAAATAAATCCAACGTAATTCGCTAGATTGTTTGGGTGAACCAAAAATACGATATCCCCGGAAGGGTTTTTGATTTCAAGACAGACCTCGCCTATGGGCAGGCTGGGGAAATGCTCGTTGACGGCTTCCTGCAGTCTCTCTCCGGTGGTTCACTTGAAGTAAAGAGTGACCGCTACAGGAACGGGAGAATGGTTATTGAGACCGACCAGAATCCACGAGGCATTCTCGATGAATCTGGCGCCCAGGTCTGGGTTAAGAGCGGAATAAATGTGACAACGGCGAAATGGTGGGTCTACATATACTCCCCAGAAGGCGCTTTTCTGATTATAGAAACAGACCGCCTCAAGAGATACTTGCGTCAAAATCAAAACAAATTCAACCCGTCCACAAAGAAGAATTTAGGCGGAAAAGATAATCCAGCCTTGGGTTTTTTGCTAATGCCGGGCGATGTTATGGATATGATTTCAAATGAAAAGTACGATTTGTAAAGAGCGATATGACAAACGACGACGAAAAATCCATAGAAGAACTCCGCAAGGAAATTGTTACCATACGTCTTGATAGGGATGCATGGATTAAGCAGTGGACTGCAGAAAAAGATATTTCCGACGAGCTTTACTTTTTTATAAAAGATAACATTCAAGATATTGCTAAATTTAATAGTAGTTCCGAAAACACAAAATACAAAAGTTCAAGGGGGATGCACTAATGGGTAAGTCGTGGGTTGAAAAAATCATAAAACTAGAGCGTCCGTCAATAATGGAAACAGAAATCATAATGGAACCTGTTACGGAAGAGAATGAAGAACCAGAGCAGCATGAAGACTCCGAAGAAAAGTAAAGAAAACACCGACAAGTCATGACATTAATTGTGTTCCGAATACATAGGGGTTAATGAATGCCCCTGTATCGGCTCACTCTTATAAGGTGTAGAAACCGTAGCGGTCCACGTTGGTTCAACTCCAACCAGGGGCACTACAAAATACTAGAAAAATAGGGAGAATTTAAAATGTCACAAGCAGCACTATTCGGTTTTGGGTCAGTCATATTTTTTATCGTAATGACTGGTGCCCTGCTATATGGGATGGCGGTAGCCAAAGAAATTTTTGACAGAGATGAATCATCTTTGTTCAGAAGGGTGAGTCACTATTCACTTACTGATGAAGATGCGTGGTGGGAGGCAATCAAGTGACGGCAGAACCAAGCATGGAGCAGCTAGACAAAGAGATTGCTGAACTCAAAAAAGACATTGCTAATCTTGAGAAGGAAATTGCGTTGCTCGAAAAAGAAATAGCAAGGTTTAAGTAACAATGGATAGATTCGTACGATGCCAAGCAATGACCAAAAGTGGAACCCAGTGCAGAACGGGGGCGATGTCACTTACTCCCTTCTGCGGGATGCATCAAGGCTCCGAACACCCCGATATCAAAAAGGCAAAAGGAGTAAAAGCAAACACCAAGGGCCTGTAGCTCAGTGGTCAGAGCAGGGGACTCATAATCCCTTGGTCGTGGGTTCAATCCCCACCGGGCCCACTAAAAGTATTTGTCGCCCAGTTTCCTGTGTGCCCATAATCCATAGAATGAACGTTCAGAAGGTTTGAACCCACCCAATACGGCGTGAGCCATAAGGAATAAGTCAACAACGATGAGGTCGTTTTCCTGCCACGCGTGGAATTGATGTAGGTCTTCATTTTCTTGTACATTCTCCGTGAATTTCCAACAGAGCTTTTCAAATCTTAAATTCTCTTCTTCGGATGGTTCCCTGTTGTCAAAAGTATGTAAGTAAAAACTTTCTCTGTCATATTTGAACAGAGCATTTAATCTCAAGGCATACCTTCCTGATGTTTCGTACATCTCAACCGCATCATGCAGTGATGGTTCTCCCTGCTCGTCTATGTCCAGTTGTTCCCAGCTATAAAATGCAGCTATCTTGCACTTTTTCAAGAACAATGCTTCTTCTTCACTGAATAAATCGTAAACATCAGAGATATTCACAAACAAGGTGTTCCCCTTATCGTTATCGCAGGAGAATTTCTCCATATTCCAGGTAGCGCCGATTGCTGGATTTCTATGACCCATGTGCTCTATGTGCCACGGCAAGAACAGCTCATCTTTGGGGATACCGTGTTTATTGAGTGCATCCATCGTTCGTGAATGGTTTTCTTCGTATGGCCAGCATTGCTCAAACGGGATTGTGGAGTTTGGATACCAGTTGGCATGGTCACCAAATAGCCTTGTTACCTCTAGTTGCTGTTCACGGGAGAACTTGAAGCCACGGAAAATAACAATTGCCTGTTTCTTGAACAATTCAACGTATTCCGGCAGTCCCCGAACGAGCGACTCAAACGAATCAATATGTATTGTCGATATCGGTCTTCTCGGCACTCTTTACTCCCTGCGTGGCTGCGCTATCCATCTCTATTCTGGCATATATCCACAAGATTCGGTTGATAGGATGGCGGTATGGGGGATGTCGGTATTGAGTACACAAAAATCGATAATTTTCAAATATATCCCAACGATATTGGCAAAATGAATTGGCATGTTGCGGTCAAGGTGTGTTCTGAGCTGGGTGACGGTTGGCGTTTGCCAACAAAAGAAGAACTCAACGCCATGTATGTAAACCGTGGTTTAATAAGCAATCTTTTGAATGAAGACTATTGGAGTGGTATCCCTGGATATTTCCCCAATCGTGCTTGGGGACAATATTTTGCTAATGGACGGCAGCTAATAGCATCTGGGTCACACCCGATGCGCGTACGTCCAGTGCGAGATATGGTGAACCAGGAAGAAACATCAAATATTCCGGAACTATTTTCTTCTCACATTAAACAGCGATTAGCCATAGACAAAGAATTAGAGAACAAGATTAATGAAGTATTGTTTGGAACGAGGTTATTTTAATGTTGAGACTGATACGAAAGTTTTTTAGCGGCATCACGGATTATCCGCATCAAGAGTGGCGGTCTGATGACGATGACGAAGCAGGCATGGACACGGAAGAGCCAGACACCGCTAAGTTTGTTAATCCCTACCAGCAATTGTTTATTGCATGCCAGCTTCGAAGGAGTCAAACTTTAGAAGCTGACATGGACGCAGAAGAGCGAGATATGGATGATTATCATCCCTTGGGTCAACCTTTATGGGATGGTAAATCAAGTCCCCTTTTCACCGACGCCGAACTTGACGTAATAAGAGGGTTGGGCAAAACAAGTGACTAGACAACAGTTGTTTCCTGGTTCTGGTGGTTAGGATGAAAATATGAAAAACGTCAACGTAACAATCAAGACGGTCCTGGATATGTTCGGTGAATCAGAGCGATGCATAATGCACAAAAATATTGCGCCGGTTGAGGTGATTGAAAAGTTTTTAACCAATGATGAATTGGATGAATTAATCGGAAAGTATCCGAATGAATAAGTGCTGCGCTTGTCTGTTGAACATGGACATAGATAATGATGAATGGGGGTGGAGTGCAACAAAGGAAGACTACATCTGTACGTCCTGTAGGGATATCGACGAGAGTTCCCTTTCGACCCTAATTGTTGTCTCACCCGACAACGGAGCAATCAAATATTTTATAGGAGAACATACGCGCATGTCCGAAGACGGGGATGACATGTATGACTCCAATTTAACCGTAGACAGAGTTTGGGTCTCCAGCAATGCATACCGTGGCCACTACAACACCACCATCTCTGGGTGGGAAGAGGTTTTGGTTGGGTGGACAACAGGGGCATGGGGCGATGACACAGCCAATAAGAAGCAATCCTTCAACGAATGGGCCGAAAATGTTTGCACGGGCGAGATAATCCCACCCGTTCCTTTGGCAATAGTTATGGACCCAACAAGTAATTTGTTTAGTATGGGGATATCTGTTTTGACCCCACACCCAGATAAATTTAAACAATGGTCTGAGTCCGATTTTCAAGATTTATCAGATTCACTGTCATAGGAGTGCAAATGAATGAGCTACAACTGCAAGTGGAGGAACTTAAGAAAAAAATAGTTCCTGAATACTGGAAATCAATAGATGTTGACGAGGGCTGGTATCGGCTGGTCATGGATTGCGACAGAGATATCACCCTGGTCGACCCAAATTACGAGATTTATCAAGTAAAAGAAAAATTTGGGACTCTTCGTTACTATGTCAAGCCCTCAAACCAGGAAGACACAGAAACCATTAAGAAAATACAGGAAATAGTTACGCGCTACGAAGAACTATCTGCCGTCACATGTGAAGCAACTGGGGATTGGGGGGTTTTGATGCACTCCTCGACAGGTTGGAGAAAAACGCTCAACCCGATGTACGCAGCCAAGGCGCCACACCTCTCCGGATACTCAATTGTGCACCCATGGTGGCTTCGTAATTTAGATGTATGATTGCCATATATGAAGAAACATAGATTTTTCACCAGATTCACACCAAAAGGCGAAAACGTAAAGCTTTTCGTTCTGGACCTGTCCGAAAAAGAAACCATCTACGAGTACTACCTTCACAACGGAAAAATGAAGGAAACCACCGAGTTGATGAAGGTCATGATTGACGGATTCCAGAACATTAGGGAAATAGATGCGGACGAAGCAGCCGACCTATACCTAAAAGATGGATTCAAAGAGGCTATGGCCTCAATTACCAAAATCAAAAAAATCTGAGCCGCCCCCGCGCGCGCGAGACTCCGCTCTCCGCATGAACATACCTTCCGAAAAAGTGAGGAGAACCCTCCGAAATTTTTTTGAATTTCACTGTTTCAGATAAATTTATCCGCCAATGAACTTGCTCTTATATTTTGTGTTGATATAAAATCAGCAGCTTCTAGATAAATTTATCCCAGATGACAAACACCACGAAATATTTGATATGGCTCAATATATAAACCCCATAGGAAGCAATGGCTACCTAATGAGTGACACATTCGTCTGGCGCAGGCAGAAGCTCTGTATCTGGTCTCATAAGGTACTTGCACATGTTGATGTTTGTTCCTATTGTGCGAAGAGGGGGACAGCACAGAAAGACCCACGAGGGAGGAGCTGGCACATGGACCATGTCATCCCCTATGGGGCGAGAGGAACGAACACCCCCTCGAATATCGTCAAAGCATGTCGCTCCTGCAACCTACACAAAAGCAATAAAAAAGGAATACAACCACTGCCTGGCTCCGTCTATGCAGATGGACACATAGAACCATTCCGTCCCAACGCAACCGTGCTGAAGCCACACACCAACAAGAACGTGGAGAAGAAAAGAGGGCGCCGGCCTGTCGGAAAAAGTAAGCACTCCGGTATCCACCCGCAGCAGATGGAGCGCATCCGAATAGTGCACGCAACAGGAGGGGACGCTGAAACCCTCGCCTTATTCGAAGACTGGTTCGCCAAACCGACTGGATAAATCTATCCTAAAAAGCTGCAGCTCAATATTTTGCGATTTAGCTCCCCACCAGGCAGGGGGCATCGCCAAAAAGTTCAAAAGAGCCCCGCCCCTCGAGGTGTGATTACTCACAAACACATACTGTATAACTCGCAAGCACATCACATCATCATCATTGTCATTGTCGTATCGTTATCGCATTCATCATTGCGATAGTCATTGACTGTATGTCATTCGCTCATTAGATAAGTAATCACATACATCATCACATCATCACATAGTAATCATTCGTTATTCATTTGCTTAGTGATTAGTAATCATTCACTGTAGTAATCGTTACATCATCACATCACTACATCGTTACATCATCACATACATATTCATTCATTCATTCATTCATTCATTACTCATCATCATCATCATAGTTATCACAAGTTATTATTCTTTTGCTCATCACATCATAATCATCATCACAAGG